AGATTGCAGGACCACAAGGCGGAACTACAATGAACGCAGATCAACTTAGATCTGATGCACAAGCTGAAATGGATAAACTAGAAACTGAGCTAACATTATATAATGATGGACAAAGCGGCTTAGGTTTTGTTATCGGATAATACTTGACAAATCCCTAATATTCTACTATAATATATAAAAGTTATAGGAGATTTCATTGAAAAAAGTAATTGGTATATGTGGACTTATCGGACACGGCAAAGATACAGCGGCCGGATTCTTAATTGAAGAAGGATTTCAACGTATCAGTTTTGCAGGTGTGCTAAAAGATGCATGTGCTAATGTATTTCAATGGGATAGAATACTACTAGAAGGTAATACACCAGAAAGCAGAGTTTGGAGAGAAACTGTTGACGAATGGTGGGCCGAACGTTTAAGTATTCCTAACTTTACACCCAGACTAGCACTACAACAAGTAGGCACAGATGTTATGCGTAGACATTTCCATCCAGACATTTGGGTAGCGGCATGTGAACGTCAAATTGCAATGACAGACAAAAACGTTGTTATCAGCGATTGTAGATTTTTCAATGAACTAAATGTTATTAGACGCCTGGGCGGAACAACTGCCGTTGTATGGCGTGATACTGAACCCGAATGGTGGGGATCTGCTTGTATGGCAAATATTAATCATCAACCAGAACTTATGGAAACACAATACCCAAGCGTTCATGCAAGTGAATGGAGTTGGGCAGGTTGGTCATTTGATAAGCAAATTAACAACGATAGCACATTAGAAGAATTACGTCAACAAACGCTAAAACACCTGCTATAAAGTATATACTTAACTCTGTAACCACCCCTTTTTGCACCACCTCCGATAAATACATGTAGACAACGATTCTACGTTTTTAATAAAGGAGCTAAATTATGGCAAATCTTGTTTCACCTGGAGTTCAGGTAACAATCACAGACGAATCAGTTTACGGTCCTACTGGAACAGGCACAGTCCCAATGTTATTCATTGCGACAGGCCAAGATAAAGTAGACCCAACTGGTACAACATCTATAGCAGCACAGACTGTTAAAGCAAAAGCAGGAAAACCTGTTTTAGTAACATCACAACGTGAACTAACACAAAACTTCGGTAATGTAGATTTCCGCAAAGTTAGTGGCACAGTTCAACAAGGCGACGAAACTAACGAATACGGCTTACTAGCTGCATATTCATTTTTAGGACAAAGCTCAGCAGCTTATATTGTTAGAGCAGATGTTGATTTAACAACATTACGTCCACAAAGCACAGCACCAACAGGTCCTGCTGCAAACGGAACATATTGGGTTAACCCAAGCAAATCTAACTATGGATTGTATACATACACAGCCAATGGTTGGGTAGCAGTTACTCCAACAGTAGAAATTACAGATGGTTCAGCACCAAGTTCTGCAGTTGTTACAGGTGGATACCTAGTAGCAGTGGCAGCCAAAGCTGGAACTACTGAAATTGAATATTATAAAGAAGCCAGTGGCGCATGGGTAACAGCAGCAATTAATACATTTGCACCACACTACAGTGAACCAAGTTCACCAAGTGTTGGAGACGAATGGGTTAAAACTACTACACCAGGCAGCGGCTTTAAATTAGACATATCAAAATACACAACAGCAGCAGGTTCATTTGTAGCACAACCAGTTCATTATGCAGACGATAATGCACCAGATGGAACAGTAAATGACTTTTTCCAAAACGGAACAACTGCAACAGCAAGAACACTACAAGAAGGTGATCTTTGGTTAGATCACGCAACAGACGAGCTTGTTCTTAAAGTTTATACTTCAGGCGCATGGGCTAATTTAGTTGTAACAGCACAAACAACAGAACCTGCAGGAACACCATTAAATGGCACTGTATGGCATGATGGTGACATTAACGAATTAGCAATTTATGAAGTTGCTAGCGATGGTGGAACACAAAAATGGAAACGTGCAACTAACGTAACATATGCAACAGGAGCCCCATCAGTAGGTTCAGTAGGCGACTATTGGATTGATACAGACGAAGCAGGTTATCCAGTAATTTACCGTTCAAGCGGTAGTGCATGGGTTAAGAAAGACAATGCAGATCAAACAACATCATCGGGCGTTGTGTTTAGCGACATTACAGCTAATGATACATCAGCAGGTGCCTTTGAAGCAACTCTATTAGCAAGTGCAGCAGATCCATTGTTACACCCAGTAGGAACAACAGCAATAAACATGTGTCGTTCAGGCGGAACTGTAAGAATGTATGATACATCATTAACAACAACTTGGAAATGGCGCAACCATGCTCCAGCACAAGTAGATGGATCAGGTTCATTTGGTAGACATGCTCAAAGGGCAGTAGTTGTTGCGGCAATGCAAGCAAGTGCAAGTGCTTCAGAGATACTTGAAGAAACAGTAGCATTTAGCTTAATAGCAGCTCCAGGTTACCCTGAAATGACTGACGAAATGGTAACAGTAAACAGCAATCGTAATGAAACAGGTTTTGTTATTATTGATGCTCCATTCCGTGTAACTCCAACACAAGCAGTTGATTGGGTTAAAGGCGTAGGCGTAACAGGCAACGGCGAATCAGGACTAGCTACTAAAAATACTTACAGTGCGGTTTATTATCCACATGCATACACAACTAACCCAGCAACTGGCGACAACGTTGTTGCTCCAGCATCACACATTGCATTATACACATTTGCATACAGTGATAACGTGAGCTTCCCATGGTTTGCACCAGCAGGCTTAACACGTGGTCAAGTTCAAAATGCAGCTAATGTTGGATACATAACAGCAGAAGGTGAATTTAAAGCAGTAGCATTAACACAAGGTTCTAGAGATGCAATGTATCTATCTAAACTAAATCCAATCGCAAGATTCCCGGCAGAGGGCGTTGTAGTATTTGGACAGAAAACTTTAAGTCCAAGTGCATCAGCACTAGATAGAGTTAACGTAGCTAGACTTACAGCTTATTTAAGAGAACGTTTTGCCGTAATAGCAAGACCATTCTTGTTTGAAGCTAACGATAAAACTACAAGAACAAATGCTAAAGCAGTATTTGATGGCTTTATGGGTGGAGTGTTACAAACTAGAGGCGTATACGACTTTGCAGTTGTATGTGACGAAACAAATAACACACCAGCAAGAATTGACGCAAACGAATTCTGGATTGACGTGGCAATTGAGCCAACTAAATCAGCAGAGTTTATTTACATTCCAATTAGAATTGTAAATACAGGCGACCTAGCTTAATATCTCGTATGTTATGCAGTAATTCAACAATAAGGGCTACTTTTTAAAAGTAGCCTTTATTTTTTTAGACAATCGGCATAAATACAATATATAGAAAGACTTATAGTTTTTCTAGAATAAGAAAAACTTATACAGTTTACAAGGAGAAAATACAATGGCTGTAACAACACAATTTGGAATTCCAGATACAACTGGCGCTCACGCTACACTAATGCCTAAACTACAATATCGTTTTAGAGTATCATTTAGTGGGTTGGGTGCCGATTTAGCAACTGATACAACAACACAAAATGTTATCAGTGTAGGACGTCCATCAATAACACACGAAGAAGTAATAATTGACTCTTATAGTTCAAAAACGTATCTAGCTGGTAAACATACTTGGGAACCAATTACGTTAGTTATGCGTGATGACTTAAATTCAAACGTTATTAAAGCAATTGGTAATCAATTAAAAGAACAATTGAACCATGAAACACAAGGCGCTAAAGCAGCTGATGATAAGCATGCAGGAAACGTATATAAATTTACTATGAAAATTGAAACGTTAGACGGAACAGCTGACGCTAACCCATACGATACATGGACATTAGCAGGATGTTATCTTTCAAACGTTCAGTATGGTGATTTAAACTACGGCACAAGTGAATTAGTGCAAGTAACAGCAACTATTCGTTACGATAATGCATCTAATGAAATATTTGCTGGCAACACAGAAAAAGATACGCTAGGCGAGTAATTAACAAAAGCAGTAAGATCTAAAATCTTACTGCAATTGTTTCTAATTTCAAGGGTGAACGTAGATGAGAATTAACCAAGCGTATGACAAGTATAATCAAGGCCAAACAGTCGGGATTACCAAAGGCGTGCCAAGAAGTAAATTTCAGTTTACAGCTAGTCTAGAAACAGTAGAAGGCCATGTGCCACTTGACAAAATAGCAAGTATCACAATGCCAGGTTGGAGTTCAGCTGCAACCACGTTAAATTCTTATAATCGTAAAAAAGTTATTCAAACTAATTATGATTTTTCGCCAATTACAGTTGTAGCATACGACACAAGAGACCCAGCAGCCATTGAGTCTTTCCTTAAAAAGTATTCAAACTATTACTTTGCAGGACCTATGAACATTAATAATCCACAAGATCAATTAGTAACGTCCAAAGGTTTCAAATTACAAGAAAATCGTAACTACATCTCAACATTGAATATAGTAAGAATGGGAAGTAAGTCTGATAACAATATTATAACAGTTTACAACCCATTCATTACTGATATCCAAGCAGATAATTTAGATTATTCAGATAGCCAATTAGTTCAATATAGATTAACCTTTGTTTACGAAGGTTTTGATATACGATCTACTAATTCAGGACAGTAAGTTATGCCCAAGAACTATATGCAAGGCATATATGAAGTTTCTAACCCAGGTAAATACTTAGGTAAAAAAGCACCACGTTATAGAAGCGGATGGGAACTAGCAGTATTTCGTATGTGTGACAATCATCCAGCCGTATTAGGTTGGGGTAGTGAAACACATAGAATACCATATAGAAATCCACTAACAGGTAAAAACTCTACATATGTTCCAGATTTACTAATGGTATATAAAGACTCACAAGGTGGAAACCATGCAGAAATGGTTGAGATTAAACCAGCAAAGCAAACGTTGGGCGAAGCTAAAACACAAATGGATAAAGCACAAGCAGTAGTTAATCATGCTAAATGGGAATCAGCAAAAGCATGGTGTAAACAACAAGGAATGGGGTTTAGAGTAATAACTGAACATCAAATATTTAACAAACCTGTTCGTTCTAAAAAGAGGAAATAATGACAAAGAAACTAGAAGAAGAATTTAACCTTCCTTCAATTGAAGAATTAATGCCAGATGTAGAAGCTGAAGAATTAGTTGAGCCTACAGTGGAAGAAACTCAAAACGAAATAGTTAAGTATAAAGATGACCTAAGTATAGCCGAACGAGCTGATGCAGCACTTCCAATGGTAACAGGAATGGAAGAACTAGATAGAGAAATGGATGCATATGCATTAAAGGCCATGGCAACATTTGATGATCTAGTAGATTTAGGCAGAAATGTAGAAGATAGACATGCTGCACCAATTTTTGATAGTGCAAGTAAAATGCTTGCGGCAGCATTACAAGCCAAACAAGCTAAAATGGACAAAAAATTAAAAATGATTGAATTACAAATGCGTCAACAACGAATACAGCAAGAAGAAAAGAAAACAGATGCATATGTAAAAGATAAACTAGGAACTGATGATGAGACCGAAGAAGCAACAGGACGTATTATCGGCGATAGATCAGAATTGTTAGCTGAAATCATGAATAAAATGAGGAACGATGATAAATAGTATTATGGAGAAGACGTTATGAAATCATTTACACAATATCTAGCAGAATCAGATAAAACTTGGAAATTCTGCATTAAAACTGTTCATCAATTAACTGATGAGCAATGTGATCGCATAGAGAACCACTTAATGAAATATGACTCTAAAGGACTCAGTGGTGAGAAGAAAACTATCCTGCAAAGCACACCTAGAGACTTCCCTCAACACAGAGGTTATGAAGTATACATGTATGAATTTGAAACAAACATGATTACAACAGCAAATCAAATTCAAAATGAAATTGGAAATATGCTAGGACTAAAAGACGGTGTTTTAAAGGTAAAAGGCGATGGCGAAACAGATGTAGATGCGGGAGAAGAACATATCGAACCAAGCGAAGTTCCAGCAGATGAACTTACAGGCGAGAAACATAACGCTAATTTAATCAAGGAGTTGCTTAAACTCCGCAAAGAAAAGGAAAAAGGCAATGAGTGATTTAAACAGAATTTTAAAACTTGCTGGTCGCGAAGCAACGGTAGAAGAAACACCAAGCCTAGCTCCAGAGATGACACAAAGAGAAATGAAGCCAGTGGCACAAGAAGCAGTTGGCGAATTTGCAGAACCAATTTATGATTTAATTGATATGCATTTTGAAGGCGACTGTCAACCAGTATTTGATGATTTAGTTCGTTATTTAAGTGGCGACCAAATCGAAGACTTTGTTGCAGACTTTAGACGTCACCATGACTTACCAATGGGCGATGACATGGAAGAAGCACAACAACTAAACGCATCAGACTACACATGTGAAGACTGTGGCGACACAATGCATGCACCTACTACAGACTGTGGACATGACTGCAATGATGAAACAGGTAGCTGGTGGAAAGATGAGAACGGCAATGGCGTTCCAGATTCATTAGAAGAAGCAAAAGCAAAACCAGACTTTTTAGATGTTGACAAAGATGGCGATAAAGACGAGCCAATGAAAAAAGCAATTAAAGACAAAAAAGTTGACGAAGCCGAAGAAGCAGATACTGACACAGAAGAGCTTGAAGAAGCACAAAGTCAAGCACAAAAAGA